GATAAATTTATTGTCATTAAAAATAAATCTAAAAATCCTTATGAACCTGCACAACCTCACCCTTACTATGATTATGAGAAGAAAGTATTCACGAAAGATGGTAGAGAGGAATATATGAAAGAACAAAAGGAGGTAAAAAAATGAGTGAAGAAGAATTACAAGAACAAATTATACAACAGATTGAAGTTCTAGTCGAAGAATTAGGAGGAACTCTAAAAAAGAGTACACAAAATTACAGGGGTAGAATATCTAAGGTCATATCGATAGAATATGATGTACACGATATGTAAAAATTATTAAATTTATTGCTAAACAATAAATCTAGTGTTATAATAAAAACATATAGAATATTATCATGAATCCTATTGACACAAACCGCATAGCTAATGCACTTGAAAGAATTGCACAGGCACTAGAGCACTTCAATATTGAACATGCTCACATAGATGAGATAGATCACAATCATGTTGAAGGTGATGTCAACACTCACGCAAAAACATGGTAGGATAGTAATATGAACATTTTTGTGACCGATCCTGACCCAAATGTTTCAGCACAAGTGTTGCCTGACAAACATGTGGTCAAGATGCCATTAGAGACATGTCAAATGTTGGCAGTGGTATTCTCTAAATGGTATTACAACTGGGGTAATGATTTACTACCTAAGAAAGATGGAACACCTTACAACACTGAGAAAGGTGCTTTCCGTGGACATCCTTGCACGATATGGGCAGCAGAAAGTTTTGCCAATACTGCATGGTTGATTCAACATGGATTTGCTTTACTTAATGAGTATGAAACTAGATATGGTAAAGTTCATTCTTGCCAAACTGCAATGAATGCAGCAGAAGAAGTATTTGAAAAACATACAGGTAAAACATTAGATTGCCACAAAGAGGCAACACCATTTGCTTTTGCTGGCCCTGATGAGTTCAAGCATGATTCAAGTATTGATATTCTAACTAAGTATAAAAGGTATATTGCATCTAAACCTTGGGTGTGCGATAATTATCTTAGGAAACCAGATCGTAAACCTAATTGGTTATGAGTGATTTTGTATGGGTAGAAAAGTATCGACCCAAAACAATTGATGAATGTATTCTTCCTGACAGTATTAAAAAAACATTTCAAGATTTTTTAATCGCAGGTGAAATACCACATATGTTGTTATCAGGCCCTCCGGGAATCGGTAAAACAACTGTGGCAAAAGCATTATGCAATCAACTTGGAGTAGATTACTATGTTATTAATGGATCGGATGAAGGACGTTTTCTCGGCACTGTTCGGAACAACGCGAAGAACTTCGCATCTACAGTCTCTCTTACAGGTGAGTCGAAACATAAAGTCATCATCATCGATGAAGCAGACAATACCACTACCGATGTACAGCTCCTTCTCAGAGCGAGTATTGAGGAGTTCTCTAGAAACTGCAGATTTATTTTCACCTGCAACTATAAAAATAAAATCATCGCTCCTCTCCATAGTAGGTTTACTACTATTGACTTCGTTGTTAATAAAAAAGACAAACCGTCAATAGCAGCACAGTTCTTTGCAAGAATCAATCAGATTCTTGATAAGGAAAATATTGAAAGTGATAAGAAAGTTGTTGCTGAACTTATCAACAAATATTTTCCTGATTGGAGAAGAGTGTTAAATGAGTGTCAAAGATACTCAGTTAGTGGAAAAATAGATAGTGGTATTTTAGCCGCATTCACAGATGTAAAAGTAGATGAACTTACAAAGAACCTCAAAGAAAAGAACTTTCCGTCAGTACGCAAATGGGTTGTCGATAACTTGGACAATGATCCTACTGTACTTATGCGTCATGTTTACGATGCTCTTTATAGCACCCTTAAAAACACTAGCATTCCTGCTGCTGTGCTCATTATTGCTCGTTATTCTTATCAAATTGCCTTCGTAGCAGATCAAGAGATTAACCTTCTAGCTTGCTTAACCGAAATTATGGTGGAGTGTGAATTCAAATGAACGAAGCAGACATTCTACCTATCCTCATGAAATACTTTAAAGTATATCGAGGTAAAGAACAAAACTATAAAAACATTTTTTATTGTACTGAAGAATTAATTAAATTATTTGAAAAAAAATGACTGTAAAACTAATTCGTATGTGGTCTGGTGAAGATGTAATCACCGATGTCGTTGAGAAAACAACTGATTATTACATAATCGAAAATCCAATAGTAGCTGTTCCTTCACAGCAACAAGGGCAAATTGCATTCGCTCCTTGGTCTCCATTATTAGTAAAAGGTAGTGGAATTGAAGTTACTAAAAAATATGTTGTTTATGAGGCAAATCCTCAAGAAGATATTATTGAACAATATAATTCAATGTTTGGTAAAGTATCAACACCAACAAAGAAACTTATATTATGAACTGTTGGCACTGCAATACAGAATTGATCTGGGGTGGAGATCATGATCTTGACGATTTTGATGAAGCAGAGTATAGTATGGTAACAAATTTATCATGTCCTCGATGTCATTCATATGTTGAGGTTTATTATCCAAGTAAAAATTATGAAAATGAGCAAGAAACCACTACAAAAAATCAAACATCAAATTAAATCTGGTAAGTATTATATCTTCTGGGGTGCTGCAACTATTGCAGTCATGGCAGGCCAAATTTATGTTGGTGCAGGATATCGTTCTATGTCAGAATCTGTAAGAGATCTTACTGAAATGATTGAAATAAAAATGGAATATGATTTACTCAAAAACTCCATGAGAAAAATGCCAATTATACAATGACGATTAAACAAATCGATGAAGATAAAGCAATATGGGCAGCAGATCAGTTTATAGATTATTTTAAAAATTTTACTGATCTTGAAGAGTATCTTCGTGCTGTTAAAAAGTCTGTTATAGGATATTCTAATCAATTAGATGATCCTAAAGATTATTTTTTTAATCAAGATATTCATCCTCAAGATATGGATTTTGATATTCGTCTTGTTGGTGAAAGATTTCATAATGGAATACCACATGAGTATTTCAAAGACTTGTTAAGATCTGTTTCTTCTCATAATAATGAGGATAATATTCCAGGCCGTGAACTAAGATTGATGGTCTATGAAAAAAATACAAATAAAATAGTCGGATTCATTCGATTACAATCACCTTTAATAAATTCAAAACCTAGAAATGAATGGTTAGGAAAAGCACCTGACCTTAAAATATTCAATCGTCATGCTGTTATGGGATTTGCAATAGTTCCATCTCAACCATTTGGATACAATTATCTTGGTGGTAAACTTTTAGCGTTAATGTGCGTATCACATTACATTCGAGAAAAATTAAACACCATCTTTGAAAAAGACATAGCATTATTTGAAACTACTTCTCTCTATGGATCAAGTAGTTCTGCGTCACAGTATGATGGACTTAAACCTTTTATGAGATTTAAAGGTTTGACAGACAGTAAATTTATTCCTGTTCTATACAAAGAGGCATTTCATAATCTGCATGACAAATTTACAGAGTGGAATAATAATGAACCACTTACTGAAAACCGTGCATCATCTAAGAAATTAAAAAGACAGAGAAGAATGATATCAATCATAAAAAATAGTCTTCAAGATAAATCAAAATTAAAAGAGTTTAATGATGTTATTGATATGGCCTACAACCTTACTGAAAAGAAAAGATTTTACATATCCGATTATGGGTATGGTAATGTTCGTGAAGTGATAGCAGGAGAACAAGAAAAGTTAGTTCGTGGACAAAATTGGGACAAGTTTTATCTTGAGAATATTATTGCATGGTGGAAAAAGAAAGCAGGTAAGAGATACGAGAAATTAAAGTCAGAGGATAGATTCCGAAATAAGGTTGAATTGTGGACAGAGGATGATAACATACAAATCATTCGATAATAAATACTTAAAAATTAGTGAGAAGGATGAAGACATTTAAGGAGTTCTTAGACGAAAGTAGTCTCAGTAGAATCAAAAGTAAATCAGATAAAGGTGGTATTGCTGTAATGTCTGCATCTAGAGCTAACCTCTCAGCAAAAGAAAACCGTGCAAGAGCTAAACAATTAGATAAAGATATTCGTGGTAGAGGATTAGGTGGTGCTACAAAAGTCACTGGATCTTATATGGAGAAAGATAAAGATACTGGTGAAGAAAAGA